AAAATGCCTTCAGTCCTAGTCGCCGTCTCCGAGCTCGGGCCAGGCGTGCCAGTACCGGCCAGCCAATTCGCCTTGATCGTCAGCGGTGCCGGCCAAAAGCCGTGGCGGCGATCCAGGTATCCGCCATTGGCAGGCAGGAAGCGCCGGCCGAACCGCCGGGTGAGTGGGCCACGCTTGGGCCCTGACCACAGGAACCCGTGCCAAGCCTGCGCCACCCAGCCCATGCCGTACGTGATCACCTCCCCCGTCTCCGGGTCGCAAGCGATCGCCCCAAAGATCTCCCTCCCCCATCGATCGCGCACGGTTGCGCCATAGAGGTAGCGGGCGGCGAAGTTTGGGTCGTTGGCGTCGAGCATCATGGTGGTGGGTGCGGTGGGATTCGTCGATGTTATAGCGAGTTGTCAGCAGTTGCTCGCTCGTTGAACTTGGCAGCGCGTTATAGCGCGATTACCATCGTGCTCAATTACTTCTAAAATGCGATATTCCGCCGGGCCGATGCGGAAGTGCCGCAAAAGCAGATCGCCTACATCTGAACCGTCTTGTCGTGTAAGTTGAACCTTGGCAAAAGTATTACCCATGACCTGAGGTTGCCAACCGTCATCATGGAATGGACTTACCTGGTAGGGAACCAGTTCCTCGGCCCACATTTCTCTGACAACAAACTCCCATTGATCGGCAGCCAATAGTGGACGACTGCCCCGCCCTCCACGCTTCTCCCCAAGCGCTGCATCAGCGCTCCACTGATCAAACTGGTCAGCCTGGCAGCGTGACGGCTGCAACTCTTCGCGCAGTGCGTCGATACGGCCCTTCAGGGTTGAGTACCGACCGGCTAGCCGTTGCTGCTCAGCCTCGAGGTTGCCGAGCTCGCTTTGGCAGGCGTCGATGCGGGCCCGTATCTGCCGCTGGTGTTGCTCGTCTGGGTTGGCGCTCATGGTGGTGGGGTCGAGGTGGTGGTGGGTCACGGCCGGGCCTCCCCAACCGATTGAATCCGGTCAAGCATCGCCCTGGCCTTGCTGCGACACCACGATCGGCCATTGACTCCACCCTGTTCCAGGTTGGCGATCTCCCTCAGCGTGAGGATGGCCTCCAGGAGCAGGGATCCAGTGTCTTCGCCGTTCAGGACGATCCCGCCGCGGGGGGAAGGGGGCTGGTCTGGGCCTGGGCTGTCAACCTCCCGCCGCGCCTGCTGGTCAGCCTTTAGCACCTCCAGGGCTTCAATGGGAAGCTCGAAGTGGCCTCTTTCATCGGCGCCGATCTCTATTCTAGCCGAACAATGATCAAACCGGCGGGAGTCAATTACTTCCGCGCCTCCCCTGGGATAGGTGATAAAAGTTTCCGGGATCACACCAGACCACTCCTGCTCAAGCAGCCAGTCGCAAACCTCGGGCGGTGGGAGGTGTGGGTCTCGTTTCATGGTGGTGGGTTGAGGTGGTGGGTGAGCTACCGCGATGGGGGGCCGCCGCGGCCAATATAGGCGGTGGTGGTGCGCATGGGGCCGGTGCTGTAGGTAAAGTTTATAGCTTGTGACACCATGTCGACAAGGTCGTCGTAGGTGTCCCCTGGGAACTTTAGCAGTTGCGAAGTGAGTGTAGCGGAAAGGGGATGACGCCGCGGGAACCACACGCGCCCCTGGTTAAACTGTGGTGTAGAAGCATTGGCACGCGCTACCTTCCCGCCATTTGGTTCTACAGCGTAAACACTAAAGCCGGCCCGCGCTTGCTTCAGGCTGTCAATTACAGCGCTACCATTCGCCTTGTCTTCGATGATAACCTGATTAAAACTCCAAGGTTGATGAAGCCTTTTGATCGTGTTTAGCGTATCACTGAACCCAAGGCGCTGGTTTATCATATCTAGCAGCCATAGCCCTGCATTTGTTTGCCCCCATAACCCCATGGCAACCATGTCAGTACCAGGGTTATCCTTGAAACTGCAATCAACAGACAGGAACCGGCGGATAAAGTATTGCGGAAGCTCCGCATCGCCCTCCTGGCCACTGACGCCTTTCGGTACCCAAAACTTGAAGGTATCAGCGGAGAACACCGTCCCACCTTCGGGCCTTGGCCTTTGCTGGTAAAGGGCATCCCAGTCACGGTCGGGGGTGTTGAGTTTCTTCTTGCGGGCCCACTCAGCACTGAATCGATCGGGATCGAGTACCTCGCCGGGTTGACGGTCGTCATCTTCGCGGGTGATGCCCACGGGAAGCGCCACCTGAATCGGCTCGGCGATCATTGGCATCTGGATCACATGCCACGGCTCAATCGCGTCCGAGTGGCCACCTCGTTCGAGTTCTTCAACCTGAGTAAGCAACCAGCCGATCAGGTCGGCATCGGCCCATCTGGTGTGCGTGATGAGCTTGCCCGCACCGGGCTCCTCGCGGGTGTTTAGCACCGTGCTCCACCAGTCGTAAAGCTGACGGCGGTAGGCGGCAGACTCAGCTTCCTGGCGATTCTTGATCGGGTCGTCAACGTTCAGGAAATTCGCCGGCAAGCCGGTGCCTTTGCCGACGCCCGCACCCCAGAACCCACCAAGGGAACCGGCGACCTTCCAGCGGCCTTTGCCGGCACTGCTGGGGTCAAGCGCACCACCAGAGGCGACGAAGTAGTCGCGTGCCGCCTGGCCGAACTCTTCCGCCAACGGCTGGCTGTGAGCACCCTGGCCCCAAGTGCGATCGGGATAGCGGCGCAGAAAGTAGCTAGGCAGGAACCGGCTGAAGATGGTTGACTTGTAATGCCTGGGCGGCAACATCAGCAGTAGCCGGAGGAGATCGCCATCGGCCACCCGCTGCCCGATCTCTACCAGACGGGTGGTGTGTCGCGTGAAAGGGAACTTGGGGTAGACCGCGGCGATGTGATCGCCAAAGCTGAGGCGGTAGGGTTCGGGCTCGGGAGGGGATGCAGTAGACGCCCTCCGCTCCAGCTCCAACACGGCCAGCAACGCCTCGGGCGTGGTGATGCGGCGAGAGCGGAGGGAGGTGGTCATGCGGCTGCCCCCGCCTGAATCGGGCAATATGCAACCGGCCGAAACTTGTATAGTTCGGTGACGATTTCCGTCACATACCCAAGCCATCGGGGTTGCTCGCTGTGCTGCGGGGCGACCTCCGGCGGGTTTCCGAGCAGGTAGGTGAGGCTGCGGTCGCTGCCCATGAACGCCAGCCCATAGGGCGGATCCGTCACCACCGCGTCCACGCTGGCATCGGGCATGGTGCGCAACACATCCAAGCAGTCGCCATGGTGCAGCTGCAGCGTCACACCAGCACCCTCCACCACCCTTGGCCGCCCCGAGCGCGCTCAACACGCCCCAGGCCAGCCTCCGGCGGCGCTGCGTTGATGGCTGCCAACCGGCGGGAAACCGTCGACTGCGAGCAGTGCCAGGCGGCTTCGAGGTCACCGGTGCGAACACCACGGCCACGGGCGCCGAACTCAATCGGCACAGCACGGCGGCACACCTCTAGCCAATCGAGGATCACCCGATCGCTGACGATGCTGCGTGCGGAGAGCAGGCGTGGGGTGAGTTCGATCATGCCTCCCGCCGCAGGAAATCTCCCACCAGGCGGGAGCAGTCCTTTGCCACTTCGTCAACCGACTGCATCGCATCGACGCGCTGCCAGCCCCGTATCATTGCCAGCCGCTTGAACCCGATCGCCACGCGCCGCAGGAACCCCTCACCACTGGCCTCGATGCGATCGACCGAGCGGTCTCCGCGGCGGCGCAGGGACTCCGTCACTGGCAACGCCAGCCAGAGGGTGAGATCTGGCCGGAGGCCACCGGTGGCGATCCGCTCCAGCTCGGCGATGACTCCCGGCGAGAGGCCGCGGCCATAGCCCTGGTAGGCGGCAGTGGATCCGGTGAAGCGATCACAGAGCACCCAGTCACCGGCCTCCAAGGCTGGGCGGATTACGGTCTCGATGTGCTGAGCCCGATCGGCGGCATAGAGAAGCAGCTCAGCGGTAGGGCAGGGAGCGGTGCCATCGGGAGGATGCAGCAACAGCTGCCGCAGGGACTGACCTAGCGCGGTGCCGCCAGGTTCGCGGGTGACGTGCAGCAGGGCCCCGGAGGGCATGAGGCCGCTGTTGGGCAACCACTCTGCCAGTCGCTGCAGCTGCGTGGTTTTGCCGCTGCCATCGATGCCCTCGAAGACGATGAAGCGGCCAGGGGGAGTGGTCACCCTTCCCCCTCCGGCGGCAGCGTGTGCCCTAGCGCTTGGATTTCCAGTAGCAAGCGGGTCTGGGCTTCAGGGGTAAGTTCCGACCGAGAGATTGCACCAACAACGTCAGCGATTACTCGCTTCTCAACTTTGCGTGTAGCAGCTGCTTCGCTGAAGTGATCACGAGTTGCAGGATGATGTGTTAGCAGGAAGATATTGGCCTTAGTGTCGCCATTGCCAGCTTGATAACGTAGATTTTCTATTAAACTTTTCGCAAGCGCGACACCGCTATCGTTAATAGCTTTGCGAAATTGAGCCTTAAGGCCTGATTCTCCGTCTTCATCTTCATCAGCTGCTTTCATCCAACGCCACGCGGTTGCGTGATTAACCCCCAGCTGTTGGCAGATCATGCCGATCGGCAGACCCTGAGCAGCTAGCTCACGGGTCTGCGTTACCAGCTCCGGCGTCAGCTTCGAGGGCCTACCAGCGGGCACGGTTCACGGTGTCAAAGTGCCAACAGCATACCACCAGCGGTGCGAATGCGGAATGGGGTCAGAAGATTCGGCGCCAGGGTTGGCCAGGGACGATGTGTGACCAGTGGGCGTAGGCGTTGACTGTGGCATCTGGGACGACCACATCCCCATCCTCATCCCCATCCATGGGCCCCGGCACCCGGTCATGGATCCACCCTTCGGACGTGGGGTAAGCGAGGTGGGCGGGGAGGGGTTGAGGGGTGTAAGGGGAGGGTTTGGTAGTAGGCAGCGCCCATGGCTGGCCTGGGGTGACACGGTGCCACGAATGCCAGAACCAGGCTTGCCCGCGAGGGACCTTCACATCACCGTCCGGAGTCGCATCCCCTCTAGCCGGCAGCCTGCTCCTGATCCATCCGTCCCGATCAAGCGGATGCCCACCAGGGGCAGCTGCAGGGCCCTCCCGACCCCCTTGCTCCCCCTCTGGCGCGTCCTGGCCCTCGCCCTCGCCCTGCAACGCCCCAGAGCCGCCTGTGTGGCGCTCCTGCGATGTGCCCAGCACCAGGGTGTCGGGATCGCCTGCAGGGGGCTCCTGGGGGGCTGTGGTGGGGGTGCTGGCGGGTTCCTCGACGAAGGACCAGTCGACGCTGTTGGCGAGCGGCGCCCAGCGATCGGCGGCACCGATCGCCCAGAAATCTTTGACGCGAAATTTGCGCCCGATAGGCAGGATGGCGAGCCGGCCGCCTTTGGGTACTTCGACGAAGCCCCTCGAAGAATCCACCCACTTAGGACGACCAAGGCGCCAGCCTCCAAAGGATGCCACTGGATTAGCCCGCGCCGCGGTCCCCCGCGGGGCCTCCTGCGCACTGGTGGGCTGTGGTTGCCCCATGCGCTGCAGTGTCAGCTGCTTAAACAGCGGCGAGGTATCCACGTTGTCGGGCGCCCAAAGGTCGCGCATGGTGACTTCGGTGGCTTGCAGCCAGGTCCAGCCCCTGGCCTGTGATGGGTCGTAGACCTTGACCAATTCCCACGCCTTTACCAGGCGCGATGACACGGGGGCGACCCCATGGATCCACCCATTGCCGATGCGGACGGGAAGTTGCTCGGGAGCGCTGGCGAGCTGCGTCTCCTCAGCCCCTCCGGCTTCCAGCGCCGTAGCGATCCGCTCCAGCGACCCGAGGGCGTTTGCGATGCGGTTGAGGGGGTGGGCGTGGACCAGTGCCAAGAGGCAAGCGTTTTCCGTTTGAGCGTCATCGATGCCGCTCGCATTCACCAGGTCCACTGCGTCTGCCATCAGCTCCCGGAGCTGCTCCCGGAGCTGCTCCCGCCGTTCGTCCTGTTGTCCCTTGTCCATCGCGCCTTGGTTTCTGTGTGGCTTCCGCATCGTAGCGCAGCCGAGGGGGGTTGGCCTGGGGGCCCTGGGTGCGCCCCGTAATTTCCGTAAGACGGCCGTAAGGGCGAAAACCCAGGCCAGCACTAGACTCTTACGTATATTACACTTATTACTAAAGATAGGTAGTAGTAGAGAGAGGGGTCTGGGTTTGTCAGAATCTGAGTCGGTACCCCTTGATCTCTATAGGGGTATTTCCGGGGCGTTTTTGGCGTAAGTCGTAAGAAAATCCCCAAACCCACTGCAGCGCAGTAGATTTGGGGATTACGGCGACCGGAAGACGACCGGAAGAAATTACGCGGCGAGCTCCTCCTCCTCGATCGGGACCAAAACCAGCCGGTGCGTGCCCACCCCGCTGAAATGCACGCCCTTGGCTGGGATGACCGCGCCATCGATCCGGCGTAGGGCGGCTTTGTAAGCCCCGTTGCCCCATGGCGTGTTCCGTAGGACCGCTTCGAGCTGCTTGCTGCTGTTCGCCACTCCCAGGTAGTGGACCCCCGCCAGGGCGTTTTCCGTGCCCGGCAAAGTCTCCCCTCGTCGGATGACCTTCAGCCCATGGCGGCCCAGTACCGGCTCAAGGTCTTTGTAGGTGGTGGTGTCCAGCGAATGGCGCAACAGCACCGCCCGCACGATCTCGCCTAGCGATGCCTCGGACCCGCCGTCAAGCCGCACGATCTGCTGGAGGATCGCGTCACGACACTTCATCTCATCCCGATCCGACGGGTCGGGTTCGTGCTGCTCCCAGTCCATTTGTCGCAGCCACTCATCAGCCATCTCTGGCGTGAGGCGACCACCACCGCCGGGCTCAAGGCTCCAGGCGCCAGCCAGCAGGGTGCCGTGCTGATCGCCGAACCGCTGCCCGAACCGCGTGGCAAGCGCCGCGGCGAGGATCCTGACGTTGTGGACGATGTCAGGCAGGTTCTGCAGCGTCCTGGCGATCAGCGCCCGACCCGACTCCCTGGTAGCGGTGGTGAGGATGTCGGCCTCGAACTGCCGCCAGTCCCCTTCGTTCACCTTGTCCCGGCGGA